AAAAAAGAATCTATGACTTGGTTCTACTCAAAGGATTCCGTAGAGAAAAACAAAGCCAAGAACATGTGTTTCTCCTGTCCTGTACGTAAAAACTGCCTACAGTGGGCTCTAGAGCACAGAGAAATTTGGGGTATCTGGGGTGGCAAAGATGAGATTGAACTCCGTAGGGCGCTTTCTGTAGCCTACAATGGCGAAGAAACTAAGCGTAATAGACCGCCTAATTGCCCTTACTGCACTGCTCGTCCAGGCAAGTTAAATACTTCTATTGAGACTCTCCCACCGGGGGGTCGTTGGACTCGCGCAAAGGTAGTTACTTGTACCGAATGTGGCTTTGCTTGGCGCGGACGCTCCAGTGCAAATGCTGTAGAAGCCTACAAAGCCGAAAAAGAAGCAAAGAAAAAAGAAAAGAAAAAGTCTTAATCTGTTTGAATGATGCTTATATCTCTACGAGCGTCGTGATTCTGTCCCACAGTAAAAGTTAAAAGACCTGGCTTACTTTCTAAACCTGAACGGTCGCGCCACCATGGAGAACCTGGATCGGTAGTAGGAGCTTGTAGCCATAGGCGAGAGCCAATATCTAGAGCCTTAAAATGATGGAAGTGTCCTGAAACCCAGACATCTGCCTGACCAAGAGCAGTCTGTCCTGCAGCTTGTCCAGATAGATATTTAACAACATCGCGTCCGCTTTGATGCCCGTGAAATAGACCTACAAGAGTTCCTTTAATGTCTACAGTTAAAGTCTGATGATCTTTTTCTGGGTAACGGAACTTTACGTGAGCAAGTTCTGGATTCTCTGCACAAGCGTCTTGGACTGCAGAAGCAATCTCTACGTTCCACCCGTCAGAAGGATCGGCTACAACTTGACGTGTTACTTCGTCATGATTTCCATTTACCACAGCGATAACAAGTTCCTCGCAGTGTGGTGCAAAAGCCTTAATTTGTTGCATCAATAAACGACGGGCAACTCGTGTCTGCTCTGTCTGACCTAAATCAGAGGCTGCTGGGCTTTGTAGTCGCCCGCCCTGAGAAACATTTCCTTCTACGTGATCTCCTGCAAGAAGCATTGCTACAGTTCCAAGATTACGACCAATTTTATTTAGTTCTTGGTAGCGAGCAAAGGCACCTTCAGTAACTCCAAGAATTCTTTGAACTGATTGTTCTGTTCCGTGACCATTTGCTTTTTTACCAATTTGTTGATCGCTAGGAGCAATTACAAAAGCTCCATCTCCTGTAACTTGCTTGGAACCTTTTGTTGGTTTCCATTTTTTAATTTCATCTACAAGTTTTTCTAAATCTAAGTCTGAATCTAGGCTGTCTGCATAGTCTGCTGGAACAACTGATACTCGGAAAGATTCAAGCCAGTTTTCGTTAAAAGTTTGCCACTTACCTTGACGTACACTTGTGACTTTCCACGCTGCTGGATCAAGACCAAATTCAATTAAAATTTCATTAGCATCTGCAGAGTTACCAGCCGGTCTTGGGGTGCTGACAACAAAACCACCAGAAGTGTGGTCTATATCCATACGAGGTCTAAATGCCTCTGGAGTCTCTTGAGCCCGTCTATCGGACCCTGTTTTGCCAGGGGAAGCAAGTTCTTCTAAAACTTTTTTTGCAAATTCATCTGACACTTTAGGATCCATTCAATGCGGTTAGTCTGGCATTTATGCCAGTGAAGCATCTACATTGCTTCCTACGGTGGAGTGCTATAGACGACTGCGCAATGTCAAATTTTTCTGAAATTAATAAATCATAAATTTGTTTGTTTGAAAATCTTTTTGCATTTTCGCTAACAGGAAATAGCAATAGTTCAAGTGTTTCTTTATCTTCATTATCCATTTTTTCTACTACCTTGGATACACCACAAGGTAGCCCAAAACTTGGAGTAGATAGTTCTGAAGCTTTTTGCGCTAGTTTTCCCATAACCACTAGTCCTTCCACTATCTAGTCTTGTTACTAGATATGTAAGAACATTAACAGAAATATCTGTTATTTAAGTGATTTGAGTTGTCGGTGTGTCGCTTTTATTTTATAAAAACTGTTAGAAAACTAGGCTGGTTTTCTTGTAGATTTGCGTTTCCTTGGGATGTCTTGAACAACTGGGGCAGCCATATTGTTGACAATTAGATCTTTAATAAATTTGACTTCTGTCGAAGTTTCTATGCTATGCGCTTCAATTTTATTGACACGGTCAGCAAGAGATGTTCCACCGTTTTCCCACAACTGGTGTTCGACTCTATCTAGTCTTTCCGCTATTGACCTACCTTTTGAGTCAGTTCCAATGGCTCCTTCAAGTCTTTTACTAACTTTATATACGGCTACCAATACCCCAATTATGGTTGCCGAGCTGCCAAGAAATAAACTTAAGGAAGAAAGTAAGGACATGCTAGAGGACACGGTGGTCTCTTTCTGGTGTAGGATAAATCCACCGCTACAACGGTGTGGTTGAATAACTATACCATAAACGACACGTTCAAGGGGGCCTGTTGTTTATGACTTAGTTGATGTATAGTTTTCACATCAGCCGTATTTACCAAAATACGCAAATTTTATTTATCTATCTAGAGAAAGTTAACGATGCAAACGACGGCAAAACGATTAAGTATTCGTAGTATTTCAATCAAATTCGGACTGCCTCCACGTGTAATTTCACGTGCAATTGCATCTGGCGAACTTCCTGCCGTTCTTACGGTTACTGAAACAGGACGTGAACGCGCTTACGTTTCTGAGAATGATGCAGTTTTTTGGTTTAACTCTTTAACAACAAAGTCTTTTGTTGGCGGCTCTGAATGAGCGAACATGACAAGGCAAATTTAGACGGAAGATTCGCTAAAGCGACTTCTTGGTACGCATCCCAAGGATGGAAAATTCTCCCTTGCTACGGCATTGTTGGTGGTCGTTGTACTTGCAATCAGACACACGCTGAGCCTAAAGATGTGGGTAAGCACCCAGCTTTAAATTCTTGGCATACTGGAGCTTCCAGTGATGTATTAGAAATTTCTCGTTGGTGGGAACGTGACCCTGAAGCAAACATTGGTGTCTTTTGTCGTCCATCAGGATTTTTTGTAATTGATATTGATCCTCGTTCTGGTGGTCACAATTCTTTTGAAGAATTTGAAAAACTAGTTGAAGGTGCACTACCACCAACAGTTGAAGCAACTACTGGTTTGTACACGCTAGGTGGGCGTACTCACAGGGGTCGTCACATTTTTTATCGCTGTGATGAGTCAGAAGAACTTATTGGAAACCTAAAAGCTGCTGGTATCAAGGGTATTGATATTAAGCACAATGGTTATGTTCTTATTGCTCCGTCACGTCACTTCTCTGGTGTTAACTATGAGTGGGCTGAAGGCAAAGCTCCTTGGGAAATTGAAATGGCTGAGGCACCAGAGGAGTTGCTTGCTTTTCTTCGTAAGCGCAAGTCTCGTTCTGCTGTTGGAACTGTTGACTGGACTGAGACTTTTGCAGATGTTGATTTCGGCGCAGACCGAGTTGATATTGAAAAAATGCTTGAGGAAGGTATTGAAGAGGGCTCCCGTGCAGTTGATATCTACAAGTTAACTTGTGCTGTTGCAAACAAGTTTGATGTCAAAACACTTCTTGGTCGTCAGTCTGTAGAAACCTTAATGTTGCGGTTTAACTATGAAAAAGTTAGTCCTCCTCTTGAAGTAGACGAACTAACAAAGCACGTAAATAACGCTATTGACTTTGTTGTAAACAACCCAAAGATTGAGATGAAATGGCCTGGAATTACAGACAAAGAAACTGGATGGGCTAAAAGATTAAACGAAGAAACTCGTGAAAAGTTTTCAAAGGATTCCGAGCAACCTTCCGAGTTAGTTGCTTTAACTGGTGTTGTTCAGCCTGTTGCTGAGGACGATAAATATCTTCCAGGAACAATTGCTGGCTCTGTTTCAGAGAGTGTCAATAACGGAGAGTCTGTTGCTGAAGCATCATCTCTTGCAAACTTAAATGTTCCAAAAGATACAGATGCTATTAGTGAAGAAGATGGTGGAAAAGTTGGAGAGCGTACCCTATCTGATACAGGTAACGGTCGTCGCTTTGTAGATACCTTTGGTGTAGCAATTAGATATACAGAAGGTATTGGCTGGTTCCACTGGTCTGGTACTTATTGGAAGCCGGACACGGAACGTCTTGAAATGCAGGAACTTGCAAAAAGTCTTGCTCCTGTTATTGCTAGTGAAGTTATTCAATACGAGGGTCAGACAGAAAAGCAATCAGAAATTATTAAGTGGGCTCAACTTTCAAAATCAAACGCTCGTCTTAAGTCTGCAGTTGAGAACGCTAACTCTGACCGTAGAATACGTGTGGAAGTGGATAAGTGGGACTCTGACTTAAACTTGCTTGGTGTAAAAAACGGAGTCGTTGATTTACGTACTGGTGAGCTTTTACAGAACCGACCAGATTTATACATTACAAAACGTGCCCCTGTTGCTTACACTCCCGGATTGCGTAATGTGCGTTGGCAACAATTCTTAGAGTTTGCTACAAATGGAGACAAAGAATATCAAGAATGGCTACAAAGAGCTGCAGGTTATTCTCTTACTGGCTTGAGTACGTATGACGTAATGTTCTTGGTTTACGGTCCTGCTGGTTCTGGTAAAAACACTTTTGTTGAAGCGATTGTAAAATGTCTTGGTACTAAGCAGTATTCTTGGCCATTTGATTCAAGTATTCTTGCTAGTAACGACGGCGGTGCTCAGGGATCAGATTTATACCACTGGGCTGAACTTCGTGGTCGCCGTATGGTCTGGGTCGATGAACTTCCAGACTCAGAAAGATTAAAGGAAAACTCAGTTAAAAAGTTAACTGGTTCATCTGAAATTTCTGCTCGTTCCCCAGGAGAAAAGCCTTTCACATTCCAATCACAGGCAAAGTTGTGGATCTCTACTAACCACCGTCCAATCATTAATGATGACGCTATGTGGAGACGTATTCGTCCTATGCCATTTGTTCACGTACCTGAAAATCCAGACCCAGACTTAAAGGAATACATTTTTGATGCTGAAGGAGCACTACCTGCAGTGTTGTCTTGGTGTGTTGAAGGTGCTATAAAAATGCTTAATTCAAGCGCCCGTGATGCTCTTGGTTGGTGTTCGGTTGTCTCTGAAGCTGCTGAAATTTATCGCAAGAATGAGGATCGTATTGGTCTGTTTCTTGATGAAGAAACTAATGTTTCAGAGGGAGCCACTACACCAATTAAATCTCTCTACAGTATTTATAGAATATGGGCTGAGGATCGTGGTGAAAAGCCTATGAGCCAAACTGCTTTCCAGAAAAAGATGCTTGAAAGAAACATTGATCTTGTAGGTACGGGCTCTCAGGCAGTTGTTCATGGCAGATCTTTGAAGCCTAGACCTGTACTTTCTAGTGAAGTTGACTGGGGAGCAGCCAATAGGTTTGCCAGATAGGGTTTGCTAGAGTTTGGTAAACTGGGTAAATAACCGTCGTTTACAAAAAGGATTAAGACTACAATGCCAAACCCAGTAGCAAAACCAAAAATTTCTCAGCCGTGGGGTCGTCCAAACCCTCGTTACTCAGCTAAGCGTCACACAGGTATTGATTACGCCATGCCAGTAGGAACTCCTGTTCTTGCAGTTGCTGATGGCGTTATTGCCAACGTAATGACCGATAAGTCATACGGAGAAGTTGTAGTTCTTAAGGCTGACAAGTACGAAATCTGGTACTGCCATCTATCCGTCAAGGGCGTGAAAAAGGGCGATAAAGTTTCTGTTGGACAGGAACTTGGAAAATCTGGTAACACTGGAAACTCCACGGGTCCGCATCTTCACCTAGAAACTCGTATTGCACCATTCCGTTATGGCAACGATGTATCTTGCCCATTCATTGAAGATCCAGCAACCATTGATCCTAAAGCACCTGCTGACCGTAAGGTTGGATTTCTTGCTAAGGCTGTTGCTGCAGTCACTCCAGCAAAGCCAGCCGCTACAAAAGTTGTTGTTGCCGCAAACGTAAAATTTGGAGCAACCAATGATGACATCAAGGTAGTTCAGTCTGCTCTTGTAGATCTTCTTGGCGCAAAGTGCAAAGTTGATGGTAAGTATGACAATGCAACTAAGGCTGCTTACAAGACTTGGCAAGAAAAGCTTGGATACAAAGGAACAGATGCTGACGGCAATGCTGGAGCAAAGTCCCTTGGAGAACTAGGCAAAAAGTACGGATTTTCCGTTAAGTAAATTTAATTTCTAGGTTTAAAAACCCTAGCAGTACCTCTACCGCCCCTACCGGTATCAATTTTCCGGTGGGCGTTAGAGTGTGCTGTTATTCTCCCGCCTACAAAACCTTGAGGCGGTTTTATTAGGAGAGCTGTAAGTGCATGAACTAGAGCGTCGACTCGGTCGGGAGATTTCCCTTCTCCTGGAATCCATGAGGTCATTTGATCCTCAAGCTCAGCAAGGAAACCAACGTGGTGAACGCGCCCCTGCTCGTAAGCCAAAACTGTTGGCTCTGCTCGCAAAGCCTTTCCGTGCTTTGAGTGGACTTCTAAAACCTTAACATTTGGGTCAATAGCATTAATTGCATTACGCACTAATGCTCCACCTTGGTTTACTTCAGCGATAACTGGACACATCCACTTACGCGCCATCTCTACAACTTTATTAGCCCATATTTCAGGCGATCCGTGGATAGAAGCATCTTCAAGAATCCAGGCTTCTCTTTTATACAAGTCTCTGTCAGAGGTTGAAGCGCATACAACAATACCGCACTCATCTCTTGGGTTTTCTGCAACAGATGGATCTACGCCAATACAACGAAGCGGAGTTCCAATTGGAAACGCTGCATGACGGTTACGCTCAATCATTTCAATAGTCCAAAGAGCGCCGTCAATGTCATCAAGCATTTCGCCGTAAAGTTCCTGAGCGGCTAAACGTGTTCCCTCATAAACTCCCATAATTGCTTCCATATATGCAGAAGATAAGTTTCCTGAGTTATCCATAGTGCTTCCGCGTGTGATAACTACGTTTCCGCTTTTCTTTGATTCTTCTATAAGTTGATATAAAAGTGCTACTCGCTTAGGTGTAGTTGTTACCATAATTTTTGGACGATCACCGAGGCGAGTTCCAACTCGTAAGTTGTCAAAAGCAGTCATACCAGCAGCGTCTGGAGTCTGTCGCCAAGCCGCTACTTCATCTCCCCATGCATGAGTAAACTGCGGACCACGGAGTGAGTCAGGTTCGTCAGCAGTAAAACAGGTTGCTGTGTTTCCATTAGCCCAAGTTAAACGACGCTTAGATGGTTCATAGTGTGGTTTTTCGCTTGGTGGTGAAACATTGATAATTCCTGATTCACCTTCGACAATAACGTCACGCACGTCAGCAGCGGTACGAGCAACTAAGGCAAAACGAAGTTGTCCCTTGTTTGTGTGCTTTGCTTCTTCACGAACCCACTCGGCTGCTGTTCTAGTTTTCCCAGCACCACGACCTGCGATGTATGCCCAAATATTCCAATCACCCTCTGGTGCTTGCTGTTCAGGTCTGCCCCAGGCTTTCCAGTCCCAAAGTAGGGTGTCCATATCCATGTCGGAAAGGACAGCATTTCTTTGTTCTTCTGGGAGCATTGCAATTTGCTCCATTAAACTTTTAGCCATGTGTCCTCTTCAAAAACAAACTGCCCCCACGCAGAGTAGCGAGAGGGCAGTTAATTCTGTTTATTAAGCGTTACGCTTCATACTACTCTGTACTCCATAGTATAACGGAGCAGCAGAGCTTAAACCTAGTTCCCGCGCCAAGAAAGACATAGAAACACCAATTTTGTATTCCTCTGCTAATTGGTCGTGGTACTGATCAATTCCTACTTCTTTAGCCTTTTTTACTCGTTCTACGGCTTCAGAGTTTTGTTGGTGTGTAGCGCGTGTTTTAGATTTAATACTTGATACATCTACATTTTGCATAACAATCCGGCGACGTATTCCTGGGTAAGCCACATTTAAGGAGTCTGCTAATTTGGGCAAACTTCCACCCTTGCTTTGAAATTCAACAAGCAATTGCGTGTATTTACGACTGGCTTGGTGTTCAGGACTTAACTGATTGCGTGACCCGTAGGCTTTTTTTGCTAATGGAAGTATTGGTTTAATTCTGTCTGTGTATTCAACTACCAGATCATTCATGTCTTTTTTCTCCGTTTTTTGTCATTAGCATGTGTCATAGATTTATCTTACTTATTATGTATTTTTTATGCAAATGGGCATAGGAGACCCCATTAAGAACTAAAAAAACATTAAATACACCTTGTAAAGGCTATTTATCGTCTGAATCTTCATCTCTGTGGATAATTTCCAGATCTAGAGGTCCTCTAGCTTTCATAGAAACTAGCCAAATGATTAGCGCAATAATGATAGCGTAGCCAACTATTGTTCTGGCACTACCAGTAAGAACGCACCAGGCAACAAACATACCTAAAAGAGTCCAAGTTTGGTTTAGAGACTCAACAAAGGCATCTTTTACCCATGCGAATAGTGATTTCATATTATTTCCTTGCTAGTGTTAATGCTGAGGTTCCAGCGATTACTTGGGCTACAACAACTGCCGAAACAGTTACTGCTTGTGCTTCTTTACGAGTTGCTGCTGTCATGTCAGCACCAACATTTGCTATAGCTTTAACAGCCTTACCTGGGTCTGTAAATACTGTTGCAAGAAGTTCTGATGGATCTTCAAATATCTCAATTGCATCAGCAATTTCAGCAGTAATTACAACTCCGTTATCTAAAGTAATTGGCTGTTCTGCTGGAAGGTCTTCGTAGTCCAAACCAGATGCTTCAAATACATCAGCAGGAATGGCTGTGTCCTCGTAAGCAGAGACAAGAACATCAGAGATTAATTCTTTCTCTTCCTGAGAAAGTGTTCCGTCAGACTGTAGATTATCTAAAAGATCAGTAACTTCAGAAGTGTCTAGGTCTCCATCAGAAAGTAAGTTATCAATTACAGCCTGTGTTTCTGCTTCAGTAATAACTCCATCTTCTGAAGCATTATCTACAACTTCTTCAATAGGCTCTATAATTGGTTCAGGTTCTATAGTTGTTTCAGGAGTTGGTTCAGGTGAAGGTTCTAGATTTTCTGGGGCAGTTGTGGGTGAAGGCTCTACTGGTGTTGGAGGATCTGGAGTCTCACTCGGAGTCGGAGTCGGACTAGGTTCTGGTGAAGAAGAAGGTTCTGTTGGTTCTGGTGTCGGTGTCTCTGATGGTGACGGCTCAGGCGTTACTGTTGGCTCTGGGGTGGGTGTTGGTGTTGGTTCTGGTGTCGGGGTGGGAGTAGGCGCAATTGAAATATTGTTCAATGAGTAAAATGAACCTTGATTTATATTAAGAGTAGTTTCACTTGTTTGAACGTTCTGTGTTTCGTTCCATTGAGACCATACAATCCAAACACCAGACTCATCCCAGCTATTGTCTCTAACGGTTGCGCCTTTTTGAGTACGTTGTCCATTATTATAAGAATCATCTAAAATAATTGCGTAACTGTTGTTTGTAAAGGTGTTACCTTTAATTAGACGGTTATTGTTTTCAATTGATGAGTTGTCAAAGAATGTTGACCACGAAGTTGGAATCCAAGAAAAAGTTTGTATAGCAACGCTATTTCCATTAAATGTTGAGTTAAGCACAGAATGCTTGTTAATTCCTCGTGCGCTAATAGCAGTTCCATTATTATTAAATGTTGAATTACTTACAAGCACGGTGCGTTCTACGCCTATAGCAGTTCCGTTATTTTCAAAGGTTGAACCTGTTACATATATTCTGTTGTTGTAGCCAGAATCATCCGTAGAAAACATATTTGGAGTTGATCCCCAATCAGAAGCAATGGCAGTTCCGTTATTTCTAAAGATTGTATTATTTATGTATGTGACAGTTGTTCCACCATTTTTGCTGAAAAATGCTCGTCCAGCATCGTGAAAATAAGAACTGTTGATTGTAAGAGTTCCTCTTTCATTTTCTACATATGTAGAACTGAACTCTAAATCATTAATAGTCAAGTTTGAATTAGTAGGTACATAAATTCTGTAGTTACCAGATAAAGATATTTTATCTTGTCCATTAATTACTAGCTGTCCTACAATACTAGGTAAATTAGACGTAAGAAATATGGTTCCCTCTACAGCAAAATTTATCTGATCATAAGTTCCATTAGATATAGAATTTGCTTGAGTTATAGCCCATCTAAACGTTCCTTCTGAATCGTCATCTGCAAGACTATTTACCACCAATGTTGTTGGTTGAGGGGGGCATTGCTCATTCCAGTTAACTTCAGATCCGTCCCAGCACTCTATTGGTGGTGGCATTTGAGGACAAGTTTGATTCCAAGAAATAACAGAACCATCCCAACAAGTAATTGGCGGTGGTGTTGGAGTACATTCTGATTGGTAGTGAACTACAGAACCGTCCCAACAAATTACTTGAGGCTCTATGGGACAGGTTTGATTTCCAGGAATTACCGAACCATCCCAGCAAGTTATTGGTGGTGGTTGGGGTGGGCAGGTTTGACTCCAAGCAACCCAAGTTCCGTCCCAGCACTGTGTATCAGGTGGAATTGGAGGGCAAGTTTCGTTGTACGCAACTGTTGATCCGTCCCAGCATTGACCGGGTGGTGGTTCTGCAGGACAGGTTCCAGACATTGGAATGATTGTTCCATCCCAACAAGTCTGCATTTCGACTGGACGACCACCGTTAATGGTGAACGCCTCTGAGATTTGGACCACCTCTTCATTTGATTGGAAACGGATACCTCGTCGTAAATCTGCTGGAAGCCAGCCTGTTGTCTCAACGATGCCAGACCAAGTAGGTAGGCGAGAAGTGTCAACAGTCAGTTTAATTGTTGTAAAGTCACCGGAGCTTTGAGGAAATGGTCTTACTTTCCATTCCACACAGAAGCCTGTGTTTGTAACGCCATAACTTAAATGTCCACCACTCCAAGTAACCCAGTCCCAACCCGCAAGGGAGATTGATGGGGTGTATGGGTAAGAACTAAATGTGGCATCAGGTGTACCGAAAGTGAGAGTTCCATTAGTGGTTACATACGTTGTGTTGTATGTGGTGTCACCGAGAGGAAGATTGTATGGGAGCGCCATTTGGTGAGCAACGTCATCTTCTTCTCCCCAAGAATATTGGTTACAAGGCTGCTCTGCAATAACAGCGCTTGCTGGAGAGGATGGCATTACTAAGGCAAAAACGGCAACATAAAAAAATGCAGCAAGGACTCTTAGAGTCTTAAACAAGTTAACCCCTCCAGCAAGGGCAGTATTAATTAAATTCGTGTGTCAGCGAACTTCCTTTTATATTTTACAAGGTTTTTATATACGCTAAATAAGAATTACGTACTGTAGCTGGATACCACTTCTCTCCACCGTGTGCAGTTGATACGTTTTCTGCATTAAGTGCATTAGCAATTAACTGATACGAAAGTCCTAAATTTCTTTCTCTATAAATACGTTCTCTAATTTCTTGTTCAATATCTGGAGTTGGTCCTAGATCTACACCCCAAACTTTTCCGTTTGAGCGACGATCTCTATGAACATCTTTTTGACGTTCAGAAATCATTCCTCTTTCCATTTCCGCCATTGCTGCCATAATTGTGACCACAAACCTTCCTTGATGAGTAGCAGTATCCAACCCAAGGTCAAGCAAAGCCAAGCGCCAACCGTACTTGTGAGAACGGTCCACAATACTGAGGAAGTCTTTGGTTGAGCGAGCCAATCTATCAAGACGGGTAACATATAAAGCACTAGCCTTTCCAGTATCTAGGTCATCAAGAGCATTACGAAGCACGGGGCGACCCTGAATACTTTTACCTGAGCGACCCTCTTCTCTTAAAACCATTGGCTCATAGTCCGCTGCAAGGGCTGCGTATTCCATTTGCTTTACCTGAGCGTCAAGACTCATTCCGTCCTGTGCTTGCATCTGGGTAGATACACGGGCATAGAGATATGCAATTCCGTTAGACATATACAGTTCTTTCAATACCTGCGGAAGAAATTAGTTTTGAGCATCCGGGACAAGGTTGACCAGTTATGTAAAGAGTTGCTCCTAAAAGGTCGCTCCAGGAAGCCCGTAGAAGCGCGTTTGCTTCTGCATGGGTACTCCAACATAGGTCATATTGACCTTTTGAGTGTTCTGAAGTTGCATCTAAAGCTCGTGGGCATTGTCCAGTTGAACCGCAAGAACGTTCGTCACCTGCTGGTGTTCCGTTGTATCCAGTAGAAACAATCTTGTGATCTTTAACAACTACCGCTCCGTGTTGCGCACGAACGCAGTCACCTCGCGCAGAAACTGCTTTAGCGATATTTAAGTAGTAATCATCCCAACTTGGTCTATTCATAGCGGTCTCATAACAACTAATGCGCTTGGAAATGGAGCAGCGTTTTTAGCCTGACCAAACTTTAGCCGTCCTCGTATAAAACGTACTTCGTGATGAATTACACTCTCATGCCACCAAGCCGTATCTGTACGAGAAGGAACAAGACAGACAACAGTAGCGCCACGCTTAGACTCTAAATCAGCCTTAGCCATCCACTCTTTAATAGTTTTTCCATATGGAGGATTAAGCCACACAGCCCCGTTCCCGGCTTCTTTTGACCAATCATGCTCAAAAGCATCTTGTCTATCTGGGTTGTCGTGGTCAGGACCAAACCATTTGTCGCAGAGGGCAGAACTTTTAAGAGCAGCAGCGTCAAGCGTGAAATTAAACTCCAATGCGCACTTATCAAAAAATGCACGTGGTGTTGACCACGTATCGTCCAAAGATGACATAGCAGTAGAGCTAGAGTAAAAACCAGTACTTGGTTCGTAGGTCATTTACTCTCCGCTGCTTTAATCCTTGCTTCGGCAATTTTGATGTACTCAGGGTTTTGCTCAACGCCAATAAAGTTAAATCCCTCAAGAGTCGCTGCTTTTCCTGTTGAGCCTGAGCCAGTGAATGGATCAAGAACAGTTCCGTTAGGTGGAGTAACCATACGAACTAGGTAACGCATTAAATCTGTCGGCTTTACAGTTGGGTGGTGGTTTGCTTGTTTAGCAACTCCTTTTTCAACAAAAGTTCCCATACCGGTTTCGGTTCTGTCGTCTGGACGCTTTTCCTCAAACCCATCTAAACCTTCATTACGATCACGCTTGGAAGTCTTGGCGCAATAGAAGTAACGGGCAGCCGAACCGCTATCACCAAAACCAGGGTCACCTGCTTCGTATTGACCAGCAGGGACAATGTTCACTCCGCTAGTGTCTTTCTTTCCAATACGACCACCAGTTGATTTACCAGTGTCAGGGAATAGTTCAACAACTTCGTCTGAACCGTCGTGGATGAAGTTTGCAGGGTATCTTCCTGAGACAGTAACTTCAATCTCTTTTGGAACCCAGTTGTCATCTCGGAAAGTCCCAACCTCTGGTTGGTTTGCACTCATTCCACCGTAAGTTCTTACTTCGTCACCAATGCGTGATCCGTCAATATTAATAGCACCAGTGCCGTGAGCAAGAACGTTCTTGGCAACAGTCTTTTCAGACAGAGGCTTACGAGCCATAACAATAGGTTCGTGTGCTGGTTTTAAGGCTGTTCCCCAACCTTTCCACTTCTTTGCTTCCTCAGTGGATTCGCCTGTTTGGACTAGTTGGTTAAGAGTAGTGTTATAGCCGTCGTCAGTTGAGTTCATGAAGCCAACGCCACTTGCTGGCTTAGCCTCAAACTCAACCCCAGCCATTTTGTCTAAGGCTTTGGCAACATCTAAAGACTTAGGGAACCCTGACCCATATACCCACATAATCTGGTCACGGATCTCAAAACCTGCATCCTCAATGGCGCAAGCCATACGGTGATAAGTCCGGGAGCCGCCAAAAGATAATAAATGACCGCCAGGCTTTAGAACGCGAAAAACTTCTTTCCACATATCTACGTTATAGGCAATACCGCTTGAGTCCCAAGACTTGCCCATAAAGCCAAGTTCATAGGGTGGGTCGGTGACGACAGAGTCTACAGAGTTGTCAGGCAGACTTTTTAACTCTTCCTCGCAATTTCCAAGAATAACTTTGTGTGTCATTACTCTACGGACTTTAACCCTGTTACAGGACAAGTCTCTTCTGACTCTTTATTCTTGTTCTTTTTGAAAATAGCATTACGAAAAGCTCGTAAGATTTCAAACAAGAAAACTACGCCAATGAGGGCAACTAGGAGAACTAGTCCCCAGCCGAGAACCCATAGGAAAAGTTCTGCCAGTAAATAAAAAGGTTGTTTCCAGTCAAGTTCCACTATTTAAAGCCCTTTCTAGAGGTATAAAACGTATAGACTTAAACTTAAGTGTATACGATAATTATGTCTTTTAGAGGGCAAAACGCCGATATCTAGCCTGTGGATAACTTTTATTTTACGGATACTTGTATATACCTTTTTAGATCTTTCTCTTCATATGCTTTATCAAGATCCATAATAAATTCATCTATTGCAAGTTTCTCTAACTCTTTATCAGTAAAAACTCCTTCGACTCCGTCGCACAAGTAGTTTTCTGAAAAACCTGTTTCAATAGTTACAGTTACTCTTTTTCCCATTTTTCTATCCTTTCGTTGTTAGGCTCACTTTACAGGTTATGTTGCGCCTGTCAAGCCTTGAAAGGTGTGTTTTGGCTTATTTTCCAGATGCAAGCCGGCGCTGGCGTAGGAGCGCGAAATCCTTAACTTTGGTGTCGCCCATGTAGCCCCAAGCGTAGCCATCAGCAATTAGAGCCTCATTGACGGACTTCTCTGCCCCGTCTAGGAATAGCCAGCCAAGGATACGTCCGTACTTCTCTGAGGAGTCTGGCTTCTCTGTCCGGA